GATGGTGTCACGAGTTTTAGTGCACCGGTTGCCGGTCTGGGATTAGCCGGACTTGCGGCGCTATCGCCTGAAGAATCGCAGGCGGCGGAAGATATGGCCGCTGAAGTTGAATCCATGAAAGCGGGTCGTGTCAATCCTGACGTGGCCGCATTTGCTGACGCAGTGTCTGGTGGTGCACAAGTGCTAGGTGAGGGTATTATGGACTTATTGATCGAACCCGCAGTGGAGTATGGTGCCGGTAGAATAGCGCTCGGTTTAGGCAAATCACCTGAAGAAATAACTCAAACAGCAAAAAAAGCAAGAGAAAAAATAAATTATGAGGTTAGCTCACCCACAGCAAAAAGATATAAAGATCGAATCTTACAAGGTTTGGGTGGACTTGGTCAGTATCTAACAGGCGAGGGCACAGAAAGAACAATGCCTTTGGGGGTCATGCGACCTGGCATGGGAAGGCCCACCACGATAGAAACCAAGAAAAGGGATCCACTGCAAGCCGCCTTCCAGGATATTTACGAGCCAAGTGCAGAA